CCCACAGTTAGAAGGCCATATGAATGATAGATATTACAAGATTATTGTTAATGATTACGATATTGGAGAAGATGAATTACATAATCCGATTGGCAGTGAAGGTGTCAGCATTGTACCTGTAATCAGTGGTTCTGGTGGTCTAGGCAAAACATTACTAGGTGTGGCGATGATTGGACTAGCATTTGCAATGCCTGGTGCAGTATTCAGTGGAGTGGGTTTTAAAGCAGCAGCAGGATTTAGTGGATTTCAAGCAGCTATAGGTAATATTGGTATTGCGTTGGTTTTAAGCGGTGTCAGTGAAATGTTATTTCCTATGCCTAAACCAAGAGATTTTAGTAATGAAGAAGATCCAAGAATATCATTTAGTTTTTCTGGAGTGCAAAATACTGATAGAGCTGGAACTAGCATCCCTTTATGTTACGGAGAAATTGTCACTGGATCTGTAGTCATATCAGCAGGTATTGATACACAGCAAATTGTTGCAGGAGAAGCATAATGTCTAAAATCATAAGAGGTTCAAAAGGTCCATCACAACCAAGAGAACCAGTAAGAGCCGAAGATACTCTTAACAGTAAAGAGTTTGCAACGATTCAAGATTTATTATCTGAGGGTGAGATCGAAGGTTTTGCAACGCCATCTAAAAAAAGTATTGCTCGTAATAATGCAAATTATAATAATGCTTGTTTAGCTGATATTTTTTTAAATGATACTGCTGTTTTAAATGTAAGTCCAGACGATCCAGAATTTACAACTAAACTTAGTAGTTTAACTGATTCAGATTTTAGCTTTGAGGATATTACTTTTATTCCTAAGTTTGGAGAAGGTAATCAAAAACCTGTAGCTAATTTAGAAAATGCGAATCTACAAAAAACATCAAATACTATACTGACAAACTCTGCTGTTGTTACCACTTCATCGTTTGTTGATAGTCCAGATATTAGTACTAATCCAATACAACACGCAGTAGAAGTAACAATACAGTTTTTAGGATTACAAAAATTTGAAACTAATGGAGATATTTTAGGAACAGAAGTAAGGTATCAAATACAATTACAAACAAACGGTGGAAATTTTACTACAGTAGTAGATGAAACAATTACAGGTAGAAGTAAAGACTCATATTCAAGAGAACATACAATAAATTTACCGAATGATACTTTTGGAAATGCTAATTACACTCAGGCAAAAATAAGAGTAAAAAGAATTACTGCTGACAGTAATCAGGATGAAATACAAGATACATTTGGTGTTTCTAGAATAGAAGAAGTTGTTTATACTCCGCAATCCTATCCTGATTGTGCATATTCAACTTTAAGATTAAGTGCGGAGCAGTTTAGTTCTGTACCTCGTAGAGCATTTCGTATTCGTGGCATAAAAGTTAAGATTCCAGGTGCAGGTGCAAACAACTCTGGAACTCCTACTGTAGATATAAATACAGGAAGAATACAATATCCTACTGGCTACATATTTAATGGAACGATGGGTGCTGCTGTTTGGTGTACTTGTCCCTCGATGATATTGCTTGATGTTTTAACAAACCAAAGATATGGATTAGGTGTTCACATATCGCCAGATCAATCTACTGATGCAAAAAGGTATGAAAGTATAGATTTATTTAGTTACGTACAAGCATCAAGATATGCAAATGAAGAGGTTACATTAGACGATGGAACAAAAGAAGCTAGGTTTGCTTGCAACGCTTCAATTCAAGGAACAGCAGAAGCATATCAATTGATAAATGAATTAGCTGGTGTGATGAGAGCTTTTCCTATTTGGCAAACAGGTTCGATAACACTTACTCAAGATAGACCTACTGACAGCAGTTATTTGTTTAGTCTTGCAAATGTTACTGAAGCTGGTTTTTCATACTCTGGTAGCAGTTTAAAACAAAGACATTCTGTTATTTCTGTAAGGTATTTCAACATGGATAGCAGAGAAATAGATTATGAAGTTTTTGAAGATACTGCTGCTATAGCAAAACTTGGAATAATTAAAAAGACAGTGCAAGCATTTGGCTGTACATCAAGAACACAAGCTATTAGATTGGCAAAAGCAATACTTTTTAGTGAGCAAAACGAATCTGAAACTGTTAGTTTTACAACTTCTATAGATGCTGGAGCGATAGTAAGACCTGGGAGTGTAATTTCTATAAACGATCCAGTGCGTAGTGTTCAAAGAAGATCTGGACGAGTTAAATCTGCTACTACTGAAGAAATAACTGTTGATAGTGATAAAGATTTATCAACTTTTGTAGGAGGAAATCAAACATTAAGCATAATGCTCCCAGATGGAAAAGTGGAAACAAAAAATGTTACTGCTGTAAATAACAATGTAATTTCATTGAGTTCTGCTTTATCACAAACTCCAAGTGCTAATTCAATATGGATGTTATCCAGTACAGGCATTGGAGGAGTAGAACCTCAAACGTTTAGAGTTATTACAGTAGAAGAACAAGACGGTGTTAATTATGCGATTACAGCTTTAACTTACATTCCTGGTAAATATGCAAATATCGAAGAAGGTGTCCCTTTACCTGTAAGAAATTTATCTTTATTAAATCAACCAAAAGACCCTCCATCAGGTTTAATTGCAGAAGAAAGGATTATTGTAAAAAACAAACTTGCAATAGTAAAAATAATATTATCTTGGGTAGCTGTAACAGGTGTCAGTCAATATCAAGTTCAGTACAGATTTAATAATACTAACTGGGTAATTCAAGACGTGTTTAGACCTGACTTTGAAGTAGAAGGTACTGAAGCTGGAACGTATGAATTTAGAGTGTTTTCATATAATGCAGCATTAAAAATTTCAGAAACATCAACTGATTTAACATTTAATGCTGTTGGTAAAAATGCACCTCCTGGAGATGTACAAAATTTACAAATGGAACCTGTAGATAGCAAAAATGTACGTTTAAAGTGGGATCAGTCTGTTGATCCAGATGTTTTACATGGTGGCAGGGTATATGTAAGACATAGTTCTTTAACTGATGGTACAGGTACATTTAATAATGCCATTGACCTTGTAAATGCTTTGTCTGGAAACAGTACAGAACAAATCGTACCAGCACTGGAAGGAGAGTATATTCTTCGTTTTCAAGATGACCAAGGTAATTTTAGTACTGGATCGGCAAGTGTTCTTGTAGATTTGCCAGATATTTTAGATCAACAAATAATTACAGTAGGTACTACCACAAGGCAAGATTTATTATCACCTGCTTATGGTGGACAAAAAATAGATACAAGCGTGGTTAATAATGCTTTGAGGATAGAACAAACTACAGGTACAACAACTGGTTTCTATGATTTTAAAGATTTGATTGATTTAGAACAAGTCTATGCTTTAGATATAAAAAGATTTATTAGGTCAGTAGGTTTTCAAGTACAGCAAAATTTAAAAAATACTACTGGTGGCGGTATTAAAGCCAATAATACAAATAGCACTCAATCTATCCAAGGGGTACAAGTACCAGCAAAAACTATTAGGGTAACAAGTAATGTTGTTCATAATCTTGTCGTAGGGGATCCAGTACAGCTTGTCGGTCAAGGTAATTTCAATCCTGTAAATGGAACTTATACTGTTTCAACCGTAGGAAGTACAACCCAATTTGACTTATCAATAACAGCAGCAAATAATTTAGGATTTAATACTTTCACAACATCTGGTCAATATAAGAAACTTACTCTTTTGGATCAACTTATACCAGCAGGATCTTTTTGGGATGATTATGCAACTGATGGTAACTTTGATGGAGTTTCAGCAGATTCAGTTAATTGTAAAATGTTTGTAGCTTCAACAAATGTTGATCCTGCCTCCACCCTTATAGGTTTTACAAATGGAACAAGTTTTACTTATGTACAAGATGATGGTAGTGAAGATGGCACTACTTCTGGAACGGTAATGACTTGTAGCTTAACAAATCATGGACTTAAAGTTGGTGATAATATAAAAATAATATTTATTCAAGATAATTTTAATACTTTTTACACTGTACAAACAGTTCCAAATGCAAATAAATTTACTATAACTTCTTTTGTAAACAATCAAGCTGTAAGTAGTGGTAGCGGTAATTTTCTTAAATTTACTAAGTTTGCTGATTTAACAAACGGTACTTTTAAAGGAAGAGCTTTTGCTTTCCAGTTAAAACTAACAACTGGTAAACCACTGGTTGAAAATATAGATGTACAACAAGCAGGTATTACAGCTTTATTTCCAGCAAGAACTGAAAACTCTTACTTAACAGGCAATTCTAATAACCCAGTATCAATGGCTGCTCAACAGTCAAGTGCATCTGGTCAAATGACTGTTACTTTTGCAAATAGATTTTTTACAGGCACATCAACTTTAGGTGGTGTTAATGCTTTCAAACCAAATATAGGCGTTACTGTTCAAGATTTAAATTCTGGTGAATATGTAAGAATATTAAATGTAACTGGCACTTCTTTTGATATTGTTATTAGAAATAGTAGCAATAATGCAGTTGCTAGAACTTTTACATTTACGGCTGTCGGTTATGGTAAAGGGGTGTAATATGGAGGAAAAGATTTTTTAAATGTCTCAAGTATCAGATTACGATATAGCTAATGCCTCTGGTGCCCAGGTCCGTGCAGATATTAATTTAGTACTTGATGCGGTAAAAACTTTAAATAGTGGCAGTTCCGATCCCACTGGTGCTGTTGCTTTTATGTTATATGGCGACACTTCAGATAATATTTTAAAAATAAGAAACTCTGCAAACTCTTCTTTTACAGAAATAGGAAATATAAATCAACCAAATTTAGGTCTTATGCCTGCTGATGGAACGACTGCTATGACGGGTTCTTTAAAATTAGCTGACGGAAGTTCGCAATCTCCTGCCCTACATTTTAATACGGACACAGATACAGGAATTTTTAAAGAAGCTGCTAATAGTATTGGTTTTTCTACTGGTGGCACTAAAAAGTTTCAAATGGATACTAATGGATTTTTTATATTTTCACACGGTAATGCAACAAGGAATTTATATTTTTTCGATTTAGACAATAGCAACTTTGTGTCATTAAAATCACCAGCTACAGTTACTTCAAATATAGATTTAACTCTTCCTAGTACTATTGTAAACGGAGGTTTTTTAAAAACAGATAGTTCAGGTGTATTAACTTTTGAAACTATAGCTGGTGTGCCTGTTGGATCTATATTTTGTAGAGCATTTTCAGTCGTACCAGCAGGTTATTTAGAATGTAATGGTGCAGCAGTAAGCAGGACAACATATTCTGCTTTATTTGCTCTTATTGGAGAGTACTACGGTGCTGGTAATGGCTCAACAACTTTTAATTTACCTGATTTGCGTGGTGAATTTATTAGAGGATTTGATAACGGAAGAGGAGTAGATAGCGGAAGAAGTATAGGTACTTTTCAAACAGCAGATAATAAAAGTCATAATCATGGTTATACAAATCCTGGGATAACAGTTAGCGGAGCTAATCATGCTCACAATATAAGAAAAATAAATTTAGGACAAAATAATCAAGGCACTGTAGGTAGGGTAGGAGTTACGCTTGGTAGCGGACAAGCTTACCAAATTGGTTATGATGCTTCTGATAATTTAGTGGGTAGTGTTGTCAAGAATAGTGGAAATCTATCAATGTCAGGTAATGTAGGAATAACAATTTCAAATGCTGGTAGTGAAGCTAGACCACGTAATATAGCATTAATGTATATTATTAAAACTTAATTATGGCAATCGAACCTGGTATATACAATTTCACGCTTCAGCGAAGATCGGATCATACGATTCCGTTAATTTTTAAGGACTCTAATAACAATGCAATAAATTTAACTGGATTTACTGTCGCTGCACAAGTTTGGGAAGAATCTAGAACTACAAAATATGCTGACTTTTCTGTTACATATACTGATAGATCCGCTGGATCTGTAAGTATTACTTTGACTGATACTCAAACTGCTACATTTACTCCTGATATTTTAAAATATGATGTGTTATTAATTGATGCTGCTGGGTCGAAACAATATTATTTAGAAGGTACAATATTTGTAAGCGAGGGCTACACTTCAACATGAGTTCAGTTAACATT